GCAACTCAAAAGAAGACTGGGTTTAAAGAGTTTATAAATACTTATTCTACTGGTTGTTTAACCTTACTAAGTCCAAAGTATATGCCTTTCTCAATGCACAATCACGGGATGGCTATAGTTGAAATTGACAACGGTAAATCAAAAGTTAAAAATATTCAGATTAAAGACGGAAAAATTTTGTAGGTTTGTGTTTTCATAGTTAAATAGGTTTAAGTAATAGAATCCCTATCGGTCATATCGGTGGGGATTTTTGTTTTATACGACCATTAAATAAATAATTAAAATAATTTTATATAAAGTTATTGTTTTAAAATAAAAGTATTACATTTGCATATACTTAAACAAATAACAAATGAAAAAAACAATCGAGTACATCAAAGATTTATACCAAACTGACCGTGAAGGTTTACTTGGTAGCATTGCAATAGCAATATTTGGATACCTTTTATTTTGGCACATCGTACCTATAATCTCAGGACTATGAAAAAGTATAAAGCAAAATTCAAAGATGAAGCTGGGTTTTATTCTTGCACCTGGTATTTTTACGAACTCGAAGACTTTTGGGCAGCAGTTTGCAGAGAGGAACGAGTTTACAAATCAAAATTTCAACAATTAATTACCGACTAATTATGAAGAACCTAATTAAATCATTATCAAATTTCCAAAATGAATGCCCAGTTATTCATAAGGATACCAAAGGTCACAATTATACTTATGCTGATCTTCCACAAATCTTTTCAGTTATTAATCCATTGCTTAAAAAGAATGGATTATGCTTTAGCCAATTGCTTGAGAATGAAGGCATCAAAACTATTCTATTTCATGTAGAGTCAGGCGAATCATTAGAATCGTTTACAAGCATTCCTAAGGTTAAACTTGGGGCAATGAATGAGTATCAATCCTATGGTAGCGGAGTTACTTATTATCGTAGGTACTCTTTATCCTCAATGCTTGGTTTGATTACTGATAAAGATTTAGATGCAGCTGGTACACAAGCGGAGGCTAAAAGTTTACAAATGTGGAAACAAGAAATTGACAAATGTAAATCCGTTGAAGAATTAAATAGTTTTTGGGTTACTTCTGAATTATTTATTAAAGAAGGTAGAAATCAAGACATAATATCATTATTTAAAACTAAAAAATTAAGTTTCACAATTAATCAATAATCAAATGAACAAGTTAGTAAGCATTTCAATTAACGTAGATTTGTTAGACAAGTCTAAATTGTACAAGGGTAAGAAAGGTACTTACCTTAATATCAGCGGATTCTTAAAAGAGGATGCTGATCAATACGGAAACTTTGGTTTTGTAACGCAAGATGGAGTTAAGACTCCTGAAAGTAATGCACCAATCTTAGGCAACTTTAAGATTAAAGGAACGGAAGGGTTTAGCGCTCAATATTCAAAGCCAGCGCCCGTTTTTGATATTCCAAGTGCTACATTAGTCGAGAACCATTTACCTTTTTAATCATGGAAGAAATACAATTTAATCCACAACAATTTGAGATAGGTTTATTCGGTCATAATCCTATCCAAGATATGAGCAAGGCGCAGATTAATCATTTAGTACATTTGATTAACGAAGGAGTAAAAGAAGGTGGCAAGGACATTAAGTCTTTGCTTGCAATCGCATCGAAGTACCAGCTTCTATTCTCAGAACTTGAGAAGACTTTAAAGGAAAGCGCAGTCGATGAATTACTAAAATACGACAAAGGTAGATTCGAAGTTCACAATGTCGAGATGCAAGTGGCTGAGGTTGGAACGAAATACGACTTTAGTGCAACAAAGCAATGGGTAGATTTACAAGACCAAATCGATGAGTTAAAAGAGAAGCAAAAGGAAGTCGAAAAGTTTTGTAAGTCAATCAAGAATAAGACAATAACGGTGGATGAGGAAACGGGCGAATCATTTGAGTTCTATCCTCCATCTAAATCAAGTACAACATCAATCAAAAAAACAATACTATAATGATTAAGATAAAAAAGAGTAATATCCATCAGGCGGTTGCAGATAGTTTAAACAAGAAAGGTATCTTACCTTTTAGCGCAAGAGAATGGAATGTTTTAAATGTCCAGCAAGTGGTCTATTGGAATACAAGGAATAGAGAAAATGGATATGTAAAATATCCTGAAGTAATGGCAGAAGTTCAAATAATAGCTAAACAAATGCAAGATGAAAAATCAAGGCAAGTCGAATAATTCAACTGAAGTAGCAGAGTTTCTCACGATGGTAGGCATCGTGGGAATCATAGCAGTATGGATATTTTATTTAATCGTAGATTTATTAAGATGAAAGAATTATCGTTTAATCAATGGCAAGACCATTTGAGCAAGCAATTGCAAAAGGATTATAAAAAATTGTATCAAACCTCAAAATTTAAACCAAATGAAAACAAGTTTCAAAAAATATCACGAAGAGAATCCTCAGGTGTACGTTCAATTTAAGCGCATAGCATTCCAATTAATCAATCGTGGTTATGTAAGATTAGGAGCAAAGCAAATATTTGAAGTTATTAGATATCACACTATGATTGAAACTAATGACAAGTATCGTGTCAATAATAATTTTACTGCCGATTATGCCAGGTTATTTGAAAACGACCATCCAATTTATGCTGGGTATTTTCTTAAAAGACTTTGTAAGTGAAATTAAATTTTATATATTGTGATATAATTAACCAAGAGGGTCGGAGTTCTTGGGTAATTTAATAGGTTAAATAACCAAAGCCAGTTTTGCACTCCGACGCAGACTGGCTTTTTTTTATTCTATAAAATGAAATATTATCTACATGATTCCAATTCATTTAATGATGAGAAGATCACAGAATTATACCTGGAGTTTGGGTATGAAGGTCTTGGATTATTCTATACTATTTTAGAAAAACTTGCATTACAAGAGAAGCCAATTAAGACAAAAGTTCTTAAACATCAGTTGAATATTGGTAAGAAATTAGAGAAAGTTTGGGCATTTATTGAAGAAAAAGATTTGATTTCTACAAATAATGGAGAAACTTTTAACAAACAATTGCTAAACTTTAGCAAAAAGTATCAAGTTTCAAAAGAAAAAAACGCAAAACGCATTTTAGAATGGCGTGAAAATCAATCAGTTAGCGAAAATGTAACGCATTCAGAACTTGTTCGTAACGCTGATAAAGTAAAAGAAAGTAAAGTAAAGGAAAGTAAAGTAAAGTTAATAGATATAATAACTCCTCACATTTTTGAATTAGGAGATGAATACGATAATTTTTATTCTTACTGGACTGAACAAAATAAATCAGGAAAGGAAAGATGGGAGTTAGAAAAATTCTTTAATATTGAAAGAAGAATAAATACTTGGATAAATAATAAAACCAAATTTAACAACAATGGAAATACAACTGAGAAACTCGGAACAAGTGCCGCAAGAATGGAAGCCTTACGGAAGTGGTAACGCAGTAGCAATACAATCCGCACAGCTAGGTCATACTTTGCGTGTAAGCAACGAAGATACTATAAAGCAAGCATTACGATACTCTATGCTTTTGGTTGGATTACGCGGAAGCAATTTACCTACTGAAGAAGAAAAGTTTGTGTTAACCAATTTTGTTAAATCTAATTTTGGAAATAATACTTGCGAAGAAATAAAACTAGCATTTGAAATGGCAGTTGCTGGAAAGTTAAATATCGATTCTAAATGTTATGAGAATTTCTCATGCGAATACTTTGGAAGAATTATGAGTGCTTACCAGGAGTATGCAAGACAAGAAATTAAAAACTTACCTAAACCAATTGAGCAAATGAAAGAAAAACCAACCGACCAAGAATTAATGAAGCAAGCAATTAACACGGCTAACGAGTATGCGAATCAGATTAGATACTGCGAGAAGAATGATAAAAAATTTACGTTTATTGCTGGGGGTTTGTCAATTTTATTTGATTACCTGGAGCAATTTAAGATTCCGACTATTTCAAAAGAAGAACGAATTGAACTTTGGAATAAATATTCTACCATTCAGGATATTGAAGAAAGGAAATTGCACTGCAAAACTCAAGGATATATTAAATTTATAAATTCTTTAGTTACATTTGATTGTCATATCGACCAAGATGGATTTATTAAACCTAATGAAATATGAAAATATTAGAGTTATTTGCTGGAAGCAGATCTATTGGTAAAATAGCTGAAAGGATGGGATTTGAAGTTTTATCATCTGATATTAATGACTTTGAAAATATATCTTATGTCAAAAATATTTTGGAATTTAATCCAAATGAAATAGATTTTATTCCTAATGTAATATGGGCAAGTCCTCCATGCACTGCTTTTAGTGTAGCTTCATTAGGTCATCATTGGGGGGGGGGGGACAAAGGTTATATTCCAAAGACTGAAAGCGCTAAACTTGGAATTGAAATAGCAAAAAAGACAATTGAGATAATAAATTTTTATAAACCTAAATATTTTTTTATTGAAAACCCAAGAGGTTTATTAAGAAAAATGGATTTTATGAAAAATTTGCCAAGACAAACTATTAGTTATTGTCAATATGGAGATGAAAGAATGAAACCAACTGACATTTGGACAAATAATATTTTTTGGAATCCAAGACCAATTTGCAAAAATGGAGAAGCTTGTCACGATGAAGCTCCAAGAGGATCAAGAACTGGTACTCAGGGATTATCAAATGCTTACGAAAGAAGTAAAATACCAAGATTACTTTGTTATGAAATTTTAAAATCTTGTTTATAATATGAAAAGAAAACTAATTTACGGAACTGCGTTAGTATTAATTTGCTATGCTTATTACTATGCGCTTAAAAATAATCAGACAATACAAAAAAATAATGAGCCAAAGTGGGTATTCGGAATTTCCGAATCTGAGGATATCTATAAGGATACGATAGATTTAAAATTATACACAAGTCACGGAAGATTAAAACAAAAATATAATGATAACTAAAAAAACAAAGTTAAGCCTGGAAAATGATGGCAAAATTATTTCGGTTGAGTTTGATCATATTGATGTTGGCTTGGATGATTACTTTCAGGCGCTTAAAACTTTATTAGTTGGAGCAACGTTTACTGAAACTCAGTTTGAGCATTGGATAATTGATGAGGCTGAAGTGATAGAAGAATATCTGCATAACGTTAAAGATAATTGACAAAAATCATACTAATTGTAAAATGAGAAACGAACACGAGCATAAGCTCCAGGTATCAATTTGCAAGTGGCTAGATTGGACTCAGGACTTTTACTATTATGCGATTCCAAACGGAGGCGCAAGGCATAGGTTGGTTGCAATCAAATTAAAGATGGAAGGCGCTAAGGCTGGAGTGGCAGATATGTTTTGGATGGTTTCAAATAAGAAGTGGAAAGGATTATTTGTTGAAGTTAAGATTGACAAGGGAACTCAGCAACCAAATCAAAAAGCATTTGAATCGATAGCCATTAATCACGGGTATTATTATGCGATAGTAAGGTCGATTGAAGACTGCGAGAGTTTGATTCAAAGATTTAAATTAGATGAGATATGATATCAATTAATTCATTAAGCGGAGGCAAAACTTCAAGTTACCTTGCTTATCATTACCCAGCAAATTACAATATTTTTGCTCTAATAAAAATTGATGACATTAATTGTAAACCTAAAGACAAAAAACTTATCCAATTGGTATCAGATAAAATTGGGGAAGATTTTATAGCAACTGCTGAATCAGATTTAACATTAAAAGTAATTTTAGATTTAGAACAATTAATAGGTAAAAATATAATATGGGTAACTGGGTTATCATTTGATAAATTAATTATAAAGCAAACAATTTTACCCAATAGTCTTAGAAGATTTTGTACTCAAGAAATGAAAATGCGACCTATTTGGGATTGGTGGTATAAAAATATTAACGAAAAAGTAAAAATGGGTATTGGATTTCGTTACGATGAATTAGAGAGAGCAGAAAGGTTTACTGTATCATTTAAGGGGATAGTAGGTAAGCAAGGGGGGGGGGTACGAAACAAGTGGGAAGAAATAGAATGGAGAGAAGGCTATTTCCCTTTAATCGAAAATAAAATTACTCATTATGAAATTAAGCAATGGGCTTTAAAAACAGATTTAATTTTCCCAGATGATTCAAATTGTGTTGGATGCTTTCATAAACCATTACAACAATTAAGAAAGAATTACGATGATTATCCTGAAAAGATGCAATGGTTTAATAATTTGGAAAAAAATATGAAAGGTACTTGGAAACAAGATGTTACTTATGATCAAATTTCTAAACTTGGATTACAAATGGATTTTTTCTTTGGAACTGGAAGCGGATGTCAAGCTGGATTTTGTACTGACTAATGAAAGATAATCATCTAAGTGCAATTAAATGGATTACAATGAGAATACAACGACCTACGATTCAAGTAGTTATCGACTGCGCTACCTATCACGATTTAAATTATAGCCTTGAAATAAACCTTAATAGAATCAAAATGGAAAGCGGTGCTTCTTACCCAGCATACCGACAAACAAAAAAAATTAAGGATTATTTGGAATTGCACAATCTTTAATGTAAACTTTGCAGATGGAAAAGATTAAATATCAAGGAGTTATCAAAGAAGAGGTCAATCATCCTGAACATTATCAGGGTAATGGCATTGAAGTCATTGACATAATTGATTCTTTTGACCTTAACTTTAATCTTGGCAATTCTATAAAGTACATACTAAGAGCCGATAAGAAAGGCTTTAAAAAGAAAGATTTGAGTAAAGCGGTTTGGTATTTAAATCGGGAACTCGAAAAGTGGAAAGGTTAATTTGGGAAGCCATTGCGGTAGGAATTATCGAAGTGGCTTTTATCGTTTATTTTATTTTTGAGATAATCAGAAAATCAAAGGAATGACCAGGTCGCAAATCATTGAGGAACTTTACAATTCAAAGGAGATTAAACAAGCCTTGATGAAAATGCACCCAGCAAATTTAAGGGAAGAACTAAAGCAAGAAATGTTTGTAAATCTTTGCTCTATAACCGAAGACAAATTTTGGTCAATTTATAATAACAACGGAAGTAATGGCTTAAAGTTTTGGTTAGTAAGATGTATGCTTAATATGATTTATTCAACGGGAATGAATCAGCCATTCTTTAGACACTTTAGAGCAAAGTTTGAATGTCTTGATGGCTTAGAAGAGTTAGTGCAGATTGATGATGAATCTAAGGAATATAAAGAAAAGCTATTTAATCGAGTGGAGGTAGCACGAAAAGAATTATCCTGGTACGAGGATATGTTGCTCGATACTTATGTCGAATTGAATTTTAATCAAACCGAGATATCAAGAAAGACTGGCATTCCGTATATGTCCATAGTCAAAACGATTTCAAACATTAAAAAGAAAATAAGGGATGAAGCCTGATGAGAAAGCTAAAAGTTTGTTGATTAATGCACTTTATTTTTGTGGTAATAAAGCATTTGCTTTCGAATTAGCTTTGTACTTTTGTTCATTAATTCTTGAGCAGAAATTAAAGGCAGATGACCGTGCTTACTGGAGTGTTGTACAAGATGAAATATATCAAACAAACAAATGATAACAATAATCGCAGCCGTTTCCTTTGCAGTATTTTTTACAATGACAAATCTTTATCAGTCATTCGGACTAAACTTTAAACCGTTTAGTTGCACTCCTTGTCTAAGTACCTGGAGCGCCATCGTTTTAATTGTAGTTCCAATTCAATATCAGGAATGGATTGCAATCGTGTTTAGTTCAGGTATATTAGGAGCGGTCATTTTTAGATTAATAAACAAACTATGAACGAGCAAGAGATAGCATTTATAGAAGCCAATATTATAAACTTTGAGGCAGTTGCTTTAGGGTTTACTAAAAACATAGAAAGAGAAGTGCTTGAAGAATATGCGACTCTATATCGTAAATATATCAACAAAGATTTTAACTTCAATTCGTGGTGTGGATCATGTGTCTTTGATATGCTTAAAAGATTGTCCGCCCATTACGAAGGAATAAAGTATATTGCAAAACTCAACCAAACAAAACCAAACGATGTCGAAACTAAGAATCTGCGCCGTAGGAAGTAGACATTCAGGAGTCACTTACCATCGCCTTGCATTACCATTGTCAGTGATGAAAAAGG